GATTTGTATTACGAACAAATAAAAGAAGTTTTAAGACACGATGAAACAATGAACAATTTAAACAACATAAAAATAAGATAATATGATAACAACATTTGATAACAAACAATGGGATAAAGAAGAAATCCTTTCTAATATGTATGACGATAGTTTCTACTATGGTTACTTGGGGCAAAACGCATTAAGTAGTTCAAGTATTAAAACATTAATATCTTCACCTAAAACGTATTACTTTACAACTAAATACGGAAGTGGTGAAACACAAGCGTTACGTGATGGTAGACTATTTCACACAATGATATTAGAACCTGAAAAGTTAGAAGATATTGTATTTGTAGATGCTGCAACAAAAGCAAGTAAAGAATACAAACTTGCAAAAGAAACAGGAAAAGAAGTTTACACTAAAAACGAAAAGAAAGCAGCAGAACGTTTATGCGATGCTTTACTAAGAAACGAAGCAGTAAAAGAATATCTAACAAAAGCAGAATACGAAGTACCACAAATAGCAATGATTGATGGAATACCAATAAGAGCAAAAGCAGATATATTAAAAGGCAATACTATTATTGATTTAAAAACCACAACCGGTATTAAAGACTTTCGTTATTCAGCAGATAAATACAGTTATGATTTACAAGCGTGGTTATATCGTGAAATGTTTGGAGTAGAAGATTTTGTATTTATAGCTATTGACAAAGGCAGTTTAGATATTGCTATCTTTGAATGTAGTGATGAGTTCTACGCTAAAGGTAAAGAAAAGTTTGATCAAGGAGTTAGTAATTATAAACACTTTTTTCAAACAGAAGGAGTAGATTTAGATCAATATGTATTAAGAGGAGTATTGTAATGGAATTAACAAAAGATGAAGCGTTTGCTATGACGCTATACGATATAAGTCAAGGCGAAACATTAGAAACAATGCGAATGGTTTTAACGGACTACGAAGAACGTGAACAATTTGAAGTTTGTGCAGGTATACATTTAGCAATAGAAGTATCTTCGTTTCTTACATTAACCGCAGTAGTACAAGAATTTAACCCAATAGAATTAGAATTAACATTTGACGAATTATGATAATAGAAAAAATAAAACAAGAATCAGGAATTGATGTAACAATAAAAAGCAGGAAACGTGAACAAGTAGAAATGAAAGCATTAGCATCATTCTTATTTAGACAAAAAGGATATTCTTTAATACAAATAGGAAAAGAATTAAACTTAAACCACGCAACTATAATACACCATTTAAAAATATACCCAATGATTAAACACTACAATCCAAAAGTAGAAGAATTAGAAAACTTGATCAATGGAGTTAAACCCGATTTAGTATTAGAATCATTACAATTTAAAATACAAATGAGGGACATAGAAATAAAAGAACTGAAACAAAAAATAGAACAACTACAAACAAATAAAAACATTATGCGTTTAGCTGCACTATTAGAACACGAAGACGTACAAGAAAAGTTTCAAGCATTTTTAAACATTAACGAAAAAGCAAGATATTATAAAAAATATGAGTAACTTACAAAGAATATTAAGAGTAATGAGCTTCTATTATAAAAGAGGCTGCAATAAAGAATCAGTAAACACAATTTATAAAAAAATACTAAAACAAAAATACAAATGAAACTACAATTAGAAAACTACGGATACAAGTACATAGTTGAAACACAACACGACGATGTAACGCTTGACGAATACCTACAACTTTTTAAAGGTTTATTAATACAAGCAACCTTTAACGAGCAACAATTTAAAAGAGCTATTATAGAATTAGCTGATGAACTAAAAGAAGAATAAGATGCCTGATATAACAATGTGTACCGGAAAGAATTGTGATTTAGCTTCAACCTGTTATAGATATAAAGCTGAACCAAGTGGATATTATCAAAGCTACTTTACTGAAGCGCCTATTGAAGATGACCAATGTGATTACTATTGGGAAGTAGAAGAATAAGATATGAAAACAGTTAACAGTATTTCAGGCGGTAAAACTTCTGCTTACATAGCCAAACATTATCCTGCAGATATAAATATATTTTCTTTAGTAAGAATTGAAGATAAAGATAACCTATGGATGAAAGGTAAAGATGAAAAAACAAGACAATTAATTTCAGATAAATTAGGAGTTGAGTTTATAGGAACTGCAGAAATGGATGAAATCATTTATACTATATTAGATTTAGAACAACACATAGGAACTGATATAACTTGGATAACAGGTAAAACGTTTGAAGAAGTAATAAAACAAAACTATAATTACCTACCAAACAAAATGACAAGGTACTGCACTGTTGAAATGAAACTAAAACCTATCTTTAATTGGCTAAAAGAAAACACCGAATTACCTGTAGAAATGCGAATAGGATTTAGACCAAATGAAATTAAACGTGCTGAAGGAGTTTTAGCAAGAGCAGATGAAACAGGATTAGAATACTTTGAAACAATAATAGGTAAAAGAAAAACCCAAAACAAATGGGGCAAAGTACCTTATCGTTATTGTAAGTTTCCTTTAATAGAAAACAATATAAGTAAAGATACAATCTACAACTATTGGAATGATAAACCTGTTAGATTCGCTTATAGAAATAATTGTGTTGGGTGTGTTAATAGACAACCATTAATGATATCGCATATGGCATCAAAAGATATTGATAAAGTTAAATGGTTCGAAAAACAAGAAATAAAATCAGGCAATAGATTTTTATCAGACGTTAGCTTTACACAAATATTAAACTTCGGAACACAAGCTACTTTCTTTGATGATGACTTCAACGAATGTGATTCGGGCTTTTGCGGAATTTAACAATAAGTAAAACCTATTATTTTTAAATTGAGTATAATTAATATTAATTGCTTTTATAATTATGGAAGATAGAAGAAAAAATAATGGTGGTCATAAATCTGCAGGACGTAAACCTAAAGTAGAAGAACAAAAAGTAAATACATTATTTGTAAATGCTTTGAAACAATTATACAATACAGAAGTAGACGACGAAGCTAAAATTACTTTTGTTAAAGATACTTTGTTAAGTTCGCAACGTGGACAGTTATTTGTAGCCGAACATATATTTGGCAAACCAAAAGAAACAATCGAAACAACGCATAACATTAACGACTTCGATATAAAAGATATATTTAAAATTGATAAGTCTAAATAACAAATATAATTTATTAGGTTCCGATAGTAGATACTTTGTAATAACAGGTGGAAGGGGAAGCGGTAAATCCTATTCCCTTAACTCCTTTTTATTATTGCTTACTTACGAAGTAGGACACGTTATATTGTTTACACGTTATACTTTAACTTCTGCAAACGTTTCTATTATTCCTGAATTTATAGACAAGATAGAATCAGCTGATTTAAGCAATGATTTTTATATTACTAAAGACGAAATCATTAATTTAAAAACAGGTTCTAAAATACTATTTAAAGGTATTAAAACAAGCAGCGGAACTCAAACTGCTAACTTAAAATCATTAGCCGGTGTTACTACTTGGGTATTAGATGAAGCAGAAGAACTAACAGATGAAGAAACATTTGAAAAGATAGACTTTAGTATAAGAACAAAAGGAATACAAAACAGAGTTATATTAGTTTTGAATCCTGCAACAAAAGAACACTTTATATATAAGAAATTCTTTGAAGATAAAGGAATCCAATCAGGTAGCAATTTAATAAACGGTGATACTACATATATCCATACAACGTATTTAGATAATATAGAAAACCTTTCTGAATCTTTTATTAACCAAATAGAAAACATTAAGAATAGAAGACCCGAAAAGTATAAGCATCAAATATTAGGTGGTTGGTTGGATAAAGCAGAAGGAGTTATATTTAATAATTGGTCAATAGGAAAATACGAACAGGTAGGTAAAAGTATCTTTGGTCAAGATTTTGGTTTTAGTAATGACCCGACTACATTAATAGAATGCAATATAGACGCTTCTAACAAACGAATATATATTAATGAGTGCTTTTCCTTACAAGCACTAACAACGTCGCAGATATACAATTTAAATAGGCAATACGTTAACGATGCTTTAATAGTTGCTGATAGCGCAGAACCAAGATTAATAAGTGAGTTAGCTAATTTAGGTTTAAACATAGTTCCTACAATTAAAGGACAAGGCAGCGTTACATACGGAATCAGTTTACTACAAGACTACGATTTAATAGTAACACCTGAATCAATTAACTTAATTAAAGAATTGAATAACTATTGTTGGTTGGAAAAGAAATCAAATACACCAATAGACAAACACAACCACTTGATCGATGCTTTACGTTATGCAGTAAGCTATCAATTAGAAAACCCACACAAAGGAAACTATTATATTTATTAAATGACTTACGGGGAAATCATAGCAACAATAGAATGTTACATTTATTTGGTAACGAATAACAATGTGCTAATAGCTATGCCGAGAAACGTAGGTGAAATAAAGAAGATGAAAGCTATGTACGAAGTAGCTAAACAAAATGTTGCTTATATGCTGCAGGTTTAAAATGTTAAAGTTTTGTTAAAGTTTTAAAATACTTTTGTATTGTTAATATCTGTTGTATATTTGCGTATCAATAACAAACAAAACAATAGAAATTATGAGAACAGTATCAGGGGTATTATCAGCATCAATAGCAATGGCAAGTAACGATTATTTAGTTCAAATAGCTTTTGCATTATTAACCTTTTATTTAATTTACCGTGAACTTAAAAGCGATAAAAAATTGTCTGAATAACGGAATAACTATTTATCCAATAGTGATAGACGATGTTTATTTTGTAGGCAAACGAAAAATCAATTACGTTAAAATAGAGATCAACGTAAATGGTGCAAAGAAATTAGGAAACGATAAATACAAACAAGACGAAACTTTAACTAATAAAGTATTTGAATTGTATGAAGTATTAAATTTAAAATTAGTTTAGAATTAGTTTAAAGTTGGTTAAAAATTGGTAGTCAGAAATGGCTACCTTTTTTGTTTTATACAATTCCCACTTTAATTAATTTTTAAAATAAAATATGAAAGTAGATATTAATGTACCTGAATCATTAAACGAAATTACTTTATATCAATACCAAAAGTTTGAGAAGTTAATACAAAACAATGAAGCAAGTCATTTTGTAAATCAAAAGACTATCGAAATATTTTGTGATATTGAACTTAAGGATGTAGCAAGAATAAAAGTAGCTGATACTGATTCTTTGCTTGTGCATTTAAATACATTACTACAAACAAAACCTAAACTAACAAGAACATTTAAACTTGGTATTTACGAGTTTGGTTTTATTCCTAAAATAGAAGATATTACTTCAGGTGAATTTATAGATTTAGAAACATACCTTGGTGATACTGAAACGCTGCATAAAGCTATGGCAGTTCTTTTTAGACCAATTAAAAATAAAGTTAAGGATTTATATATCATAGAAGATTACGAAGCCGCAGACAAATATTCAGAGGTTTTAAAATATATGCCTTTAGATATTGCACTTGGTTCTATGCTTTTTTTTTGGACTTTGCTCAACGATTGCGGGATCGCTTTGAGCCATTATATACAGAACGAAGTGGAACAGTCGGAAGCAGCGAAGCAAGTTTTGGAAAAAAATGGGGTTGGTATCAATCAATTTACGCAGCAGCTCAAGGGGATATTCTCCGATTCAATTCAGTTACCAAACTACCCATCACAACTTTAATGACTTGGTTAATGTTTGAAAAGGAAAAAACAGAAATAGAAATTAAAAACATAAGAAAAAATGGTGTATAGAATTATTAGAGAAATCAAAGAAGCGTTATTAGAAGAACCTTTTGTAAACACGGTTACCGAAGGTGATATATTTGCAGTTGATTTAAACAAACAAACAATGTTTCCTTTGAGTCACATTATTATTAATCAAGCAACGCATCAAGGTAACGTGTTGTCGTTTAATATTACAATGTTGTTAATGGATGTTATCGATCAAAAAGAAGAAGTAGATAATAAGGTTGATATTTGGAATACTCAAATGTTAGTAGGTACACGAGTTTTAAATAGATTGAATCGTGGTGATTTGCGTAGTGACTTTTGGGAGTTAACCGGCACTCCTACGTTTGAGCCTTTTACCGAACGATTTGAAAACGATTTAGCGGGTTGGGCGGTTACGTTTGATGTATTAGTTAGAAATGATATTACTATTTGCTAAATGCAAAATAAAGAACAAACATATAAATATTTAAACGACTTTGCTAAATATGTAATTCAGCAGAGTAGAAGCAATTTATCTAAAAGCGGAAAGACAAACACAAAAGCATTATACAATAGTTTAGATGCTGATATTGAAGTAAGCGCTAATAGTTTTAGAATGACTTTCTTGATGGAAGATTATGCGATGTTTCAAGATCAAGGTGTAAGTGGTACAAAAAAGAAATACAATACTCCGTTTAGTTATAAAAGTAAACGACCACCTATAAAACCTATTGAAGATTGGGTAACAAAACGTAGATTTCAATTCAGAAAAGAAAACGGAAAGTTTATGTCTTATAAGTCAACTGCATTTTTAATTACACGTGGAATATTTAAAAACGGTATTAAGCCAAGTTTATTTTTTACCAAACCATTTGAAAAAGCATTTGAACGTTTGCCCGATGAATTAGTTGAAGCTTATGGTTTAGATGTAGAACAATTTTTAAAATATACAATTACAAAATAATGAAGAAAATATTTATCAGAAGTCCTTACTTTATCGAAGTAGACGAAGCAGGACAATTAACAGGAAAACTTGAAATATTTATTTGGAATAAAGGAACTACAGAACCTACAACTCCAAATTATACTTTGACTAAAAATGTACCAAGTGCAAACCAAAACAAATTAGCTTGGAATGTAGCAAACTACGCAAGTGAATTTATCAAACCTATTTCACCTGTACTTGTTACTTCACCTACTGAAGAAAATGTAAATACTTGGTGTTTTATGCGAGTAGTTTCTTATTCAGACGATGTAGAAATTAACGACGAAACATTTGTTTGTTTAAATGGATATAATAATTATTCAATAGGTTATAATTATTCAACTACCGATGCAATAGTACCTTTAGTAAATGTAAATATTAAAGCATATAAAACCCCTGTTATACCTTATATTAATGTATTTTTAGAAGCTGACACTTACGAATGGATTTCAACTTTTGGTTTTAATTTTACAGTTGCAGCAGATTCAATGTGGAAACTACCATATGCTTATGATACTTACCAATTTGGAATTGAAGATTTTTTAAGACCTGATTTTGTATTTAATAGTGAAATACTTTGCGAACCTAAATATACACCTATAACTTGTACTTATATTAATCGTTTTGGTGGTTGGCAATTCTTAACGTTTTTTAAAGCGTCTACGGAAGCAATAGAAACAGAATTTAAAGAATTTAATATGTTACCTTCAAGTATAGATTATAATGTCTTACAAGGGCAAAGAAAGCGTTTTAATCATCAAGGTAAACAATCAATCAAATGTAATACCGGTTGGGTTGACGAAAACTACTTTGAGTTGATTCAAGATTTGCTTTTAAGTGAAACTGTTTTATTAGGCGGTAAACCTGCAGTAGTAAAAAGCAAGACAAGCGAAAAGAAAACAAGTTTAAACAATAAGGTTATCAATTACGAAATAGAATTTGAATACAACTTCGGACTAATTAACGATGTAATATAAAATGGAAGTAGCTTTATTTATTAAAACTCCTAAATATCAGAACACAAACGAACTAACATATAATAACTTTTACAAAAGAGTTAAAACTGATGGTGGTACATTTGAAGCAGGTAGTTGTTTAAGAAGTACAATAGAATCTTTAGGCAGTAGCTTTGAAACTTTAGCTACATATAGCCGTATTGAATTATTTGAAGATGAAAAGATTTCTGTTACTTCGTCGATTCAAAACATAAACGATATTTCAAAAATATTTACTGACTACTCGCAAAGTTTTACTATTCCTGCAAGTGCAAACAATAATGAAATATTTAAACATTGGTACGAGAATAGTTTAGACGATGCTTTTGATCAACGTTTAAGATACGATGGTTACATTGAAGTAGATACACAAACTTTTCGTATCGGTAGATGGCAATTAGAATCAGCAACTATAAAGAACAATCGTGTAGAAGATTATAAAATAACTTTCTATGGTGACTTGAAATCTTTAATGGATAAATTCGGTGAAGATAAATTAAATGATGTACGGGAAATAAACGATTCTACTTTTGAATATAACGGAACTAATGTTAGAAATTTAGTTCAATCTACTACTGCTCAAAATGTAATGTTTCCTTTAATTACTTCAGATAGAGTTTGGCAATATAATGGTGGCGGTCCAAATGATATTTCAACAAGTGGTGGTGCTATAAACTTTAACGAACTTTTCCCTGCTTTAAAAGTAACAAAAATATTTGAAGCTATTGCTGCTAAATATAATTTAAACTTTACCGGTACATTTTTAAATCAGCAAAAATTTACAAAGGCTTATTTATGGTTAAAGGGTAATGATTCAAGAAGGTTTGTATCTACATCACAAAGAAAGCAACTTCTTTTTACAGATAACAATACTTCTTTACCAAGAATATTTAACATTCAGGATAATGTTTATAATTTATTAAATAGTAACAACACACATTTAGGTTCTAATGTTTATTCAAGTGAACCAAAATTTACAGTTATAATAAACTTTCCTGCTTCAGTAAACCATAGAGTATTTATTTATAAAGATGATTCGTTATTTACTACTTTAGAATTTACATCGGCATCTACAACAGTTACAATACCGAATACATATAGAAATGGTGCTTATAAAATTTTTGTAGAATCTTTTACACCAACAACGTACACGTATAGTTATTCGTTTACGTACAGAAGATTAAATCTTTCTACAGGAAATTTAACTTTCCCTGTTGTTTCTTTAGGTTCAAGTAGTGGTTCTTTAAATTCAGATATTAACTTATTGAATTATTTGCCTGATATGAAAGTATCAGACTTTTTTAGTGGTATATTAAGAATGTTTAATCTTACTGCATATAGTACCGACGGAGTTAACTTCACATTAGAGCAGTTAGAAAATTGGTATTATCTTGGTGGGATAAAAGATTTAAGCCAATATTGCACAACTGATTTAAACTTTGAAAGAATTAAACCATATAGAAAAATAAATTTTGAATACGAAAAAAGTGAGAATGTTTTAAGTAGAGAGTTTTTTGCAAACAATAACAGAGAGTATGGTAATTTAAGTTCTGTTTTCAATACCGATGGCGCAGATTATTCAATTAAGTTACCTTTTGAGAATTTATTGTTTAGCAAATTTACAGGAACTGATTTGCAAGTTGGTTATGCTTTAAAATCCGATTTAACTCCTTACGCACCAAAACCAATTATTTTATATTTAACGGAAAACAAAGCAGGAACTTTATATTTTAATAACGGTGCAACGACTACGAATATAAATCAGTTTATGAATTTTGGTCAAGATTGTATCGACACTGCCGATTTAACAAATAACACTTTGAATTGGGGTATTGAAATTAGTTCTTACTTTTTAACTCCTATTAACAATTCATTATTTAATAACTACTATTTAGCTTACTTGAATAACTTGTATAGTTTAAAATCAAGAATGGTAAAAGTTAAAATGCGTTTGCCTTATTTAGAATTGTTAAATTTAAAATTAAACGACAGAGTTGTTATTCGAGATAAAAGATATATTATAAATCAATTCACTACGGACTTAACAACCTTTGAAAGTGATTTTGAATTAATACAAGATTTTAGAAGTATAAACTTTGATAATGGTACTTCAAGAGGAGTAAGCAATCAAGCAGTTATATTTGATGTATTTTTAACTTCAAAAGAATTATTGACTTGGACTATTATAGACGATGTTAGTAGTATGTTAACAGGAATTTCTTTTAACGAGTTTACTCTTAAAATTGATGTTAAACAAAACACAAGTGGTCTGCAAAGAACTGCAGCGATATTAAGCAATAAAAATGATTTAATTACAATAACACAAGATGCTTAAATTAATATTAGAAATGCTTCCGTTGTTAAAAGGACAAGATAGCGAAGCGATTGCAATAGCAAAAGGAAAATACAAAATGCCCGAAAACTTTAAAGAATTAAAACAAACAATAAAATGGCAATTAAGAAAACAATAGAAATTGATGTAAGTACAATTCAAGCCGTTGGTGGTTTAGATAACCTTTCAAAGGCACTTGAAAAAGTAGACGCATCGGCAAAAGGTGTTGAAGCTACATTTGAAGAAGTTTATGGTGATTTAAAAC